AATTGCTGAGTTGGACATTGGATCAGTAAAACTTTCGGAAGCATATAAATTAGCAGCAATATATGTCACAAACACCTGTTGTATGGCTCATACACCGGTGCTCAACCTTGGGGTTGACGACATAGCTACTGAAATATTTGTGAATATGGAAGGACAAAAGATTAGGAACGTTGAAGTTACAAATAGTGATATGTTTCCATTACGACACATATCATCTTGTTTCGACGATATCGATATATGCAAGCATACAAAGACACTACTTCGGTCAAGTCAGAATAGATTATTATCACAATATGCTGAAGTAGCGTTTCTAAACAACAAACCAACATTTAGTATGGTAGCAAACGTGGCTGCTAAACTCAATACAGACAATAAACCAATAACAATGCCTGAAAATATATTAAAATTCTCTTATTATTGGCTTATGAAAGAATGTAGGATCGAAATGGCTAGAATTAGACCTGATTTATCTGCTACGGCGATAGATGGAGTTAAACTCAAACCTGGTTCTACTATCGGTATTGATGTTTTTGGAGATCACGATCCATCAATAAGAAAGAAAGGATTCTATGAACGCATAGTTAGAAAATATGCAAAATGGGTCGTCGGCCAGATCGACGCAGGAGAAGACGTTCATGAATTACTCGGTTGGAAAGCTAAGGTTTTCTTTACCAAAGCGGAAGCATTCATTAATGTGGAAGATATGAAAATGCGTATTGTAGGTTGTGATGCAATGGTACAAGATTTATTCAACTCTTTGTTGTATAAGCCTGTACACCGACACCTATCCAATTGCCCATGGTATGGACCTGGTATTAATTGGACTGGTTCCGGTGTACTCAATCTTTTATCTGCGCTTTCGCATCCTTTATCTGCCTATTTTCAGAGCTTTTATCCTATGAATGACAAACCTTTACTCGACTTTGATAAAACACTATACGTTATGTTGGATGAATCCAATCAAGACAATAAGTACAACACTTACCGAAAAATGAAGACTGCTGTTATTCTCCATGTTCTATGAGAATGCAGGACCATACGCAGAAACATTTTTTAAGTTGTTTGAATACGATTATACATACGAGTTCATCACATTGACACAATCATTCGCTGGAAATTGGAAACTTGGTACTGGCTCAGTTAATAGTGGTCACAGAAATACTGGTGGCCATTGTACTGTTAATGCTAAATATGTTAGCACCGCCGTACTATCTTCATTAAAGATACCTGTTGCTAATGTTAGGGACAAGTTCTATGGTGACGACACTATTTTAGCTATGGATATGAAATATTACCCACTGCTTGCTACAAAAGATAGTGAAATTCCAGATAAGATGATAGAAAATGCTGAACGATACATGAATGTTACATACAAACCTAGCCAATCATTTATAGCAAAGCCTATTGAAGGACACAGAGATCGATTTTTTACTATGGTTGATAAGGATTGTGATATAATATCCAAAGGTGTTTCGTTTTTACAAAAGTGGTTTGTAAAAGTAGATGCCGACGGTAATATCATACATCCTGACTCGCCTCGCTTTCACCGACTCATGCATTTTAGAGACACTAGTACTTGTTTTACTAAACTATCGACACCTCAACCTGCTGACAATGAGTGGGCGCCTAAGTTATTTCTTAGGTTGTCTGCGATGATATTTGATGCTGGTGCTAATCATGTAGTAGTTGACGAGTGCGTTACTATGATGCATAAGTTGGTTGCTCTGGTTCCTGACGTGGTTAAATGTGCAACCTACCTCGGTT